TTTGCCTCGGTTGCGTATGTTTCCAATAATTTGTTGGCATTCGTCAATGAGGACTCCTGCATCATTGACTGCTGTTTCAGATCTGACAGCTCTTTCCTCAATGCGTCCAGCTCTTTCCTCAATTCTGTCGCTTCGCTGGACTGCGCTTTCAAGTCCGTCTGTAATCTGTCGTTGATGCTCTTGAGCTGTGCTAAGTTCGTTTCTAACGTCGTCAATTCGGACTCCGTTATCTGATACATCGGTTCCGGTGTTCCGGAGGCCGAACATGTAGCTGAACCAGCAAACAGCCAGTAAGAGAAAAGCAACGATAAGGCCAACAGTAACAGCTTTTTCTCTGTTTGCCCGAATCCATCGAAGATAATCATACATCAATAGCCCTCCACAACTGTAAGCTCAACATCGTTCCCGCTGTCAATAATCATCTGAGAAAGCTCCACGCCGTCCGCATTTTGCATTCTCAGGCACCCGTAGGTCGGCACCCAGCCCTGATAATCAGCATACGGGTCCGGCAGGCCCGAACCGCCGCCGTGGATATCCCTGCCCCGGGGGTCGCCGGAAGTGATATAAAAGTTTCCGTATGCCGGGCCGTACTTTCCGTTGGTAATCTCTGCCGACACATGCGTATACAGGCCGTTCGGCAGGGAACCACGGGGGGCACCATTGGCATTGTACCCGGCAACGAATTCATCCCGGCAAGGCCACTGGCCAACGACTTTATAGTTTTCGTCCATGGCGTAAATCGTTTTCTTTCGCCGTTGAAATTGAATTTCTTTAATCATTTTTCCTCCTTTTTCGGCGGGGCTATGCGGTCAAGTATAGCATCAACGAACCGCTGGACGTATTCGCTCACGCCCTTATATCCCAGTTCGATAAGATTCTCGTTCAGACTGCTGACTTCAATAAGAAAAATCACCACGCAGATGATGCCTGGGAATACGTTCTTTGGTACTAAGTCAGCTCCAAAAACGTGTATTTCCGGCACCCATGTTCCCATTCCAAAGAAGATAAGCAGAGCTAACGTATAGACAATCATCTTTTCGCAGATCCGCCCAAAGGCCCGGCTGGAAAGATATTCCTCACACCAGGTTTCATTCCGGAAAAACTGCACAATAACCTTACTCATGGGAATAAGTCGGATGTCTGTTTCTTCCGGGTTGTGGTCCATAATGTATTTTTTGCAAATGCAATCCCACCTCGTCAGCGTATCAAATGCAATCATTAAAAATGTAAGGAACAGTACCGGCCAGAAATTCGCCCCCGCAATTTTTACGCCGACGGCATAAATTAACGTGGCTATAGTCCATAAGTCGAAATTGGCCAACCTGTCCAAAAAAGATTTTAATACTGCCATTTCTTAGTCCTCCGGCCAGTTAATAGATTCCACTTCCTCGTTCGTAGTCGCCGCCTGTACCGCTTCTTTCAGTTCACGATAGATAACATGGAGAGCATTACTCCGCACCGCTGCCGCTGCAATAACGCCCCGGAGGTCGTCAGCAGTGACAACTACTACGCTGTTATCGGCGCACGTCCAGCCGATGCTTCCGTGTGTCTGGTCCAGTGCGATGATGGCAGCGTTAATCCGGTCAAAAGATTTGGTATCGAAGTCAAACAGGTTGTCGCCATACTGCACCGGTTCCAGTTCTTTCTCGTCCCGGATTCCTTTCAGCTCTGCGATTTTGGCAGCCTTCACATCTTCCAGGGGCGGAACGTACGGGGGCGGGTCGATAAACTGGCCGTCCACGTAGATCTTCCCGGCGGCGAATTCGTTGAAATAACTGTCGTCTCCCTGCAGGTAGGTTTTGCCAGGATATTCCTTTTTGGCTTTCTCCATCAATGCTTCGATGGATTTTCCGTGAATTCCTAACAAAAATGTCGCTACTCGCTTTCCTTCGTCTAAGATAAATACATAAGTGTTTTTCATTTTTCATTTCCTTTCTTGGAGGTAATTAAATTGCGTAAACCAAATGGTTTTGGTTCTATCAAAAAACTAAGCGGTAACCGGCGGAGGCCTTACGTTTATGTAATCTCCCGCCCAGACGGGAAGCGACAGGCTCTTGCGTACTTTACAAATCAGGCTGAGGCTGAAATCTTTCAGATAGACTACGTTAAAGAACATTTTCATCGCTCCCTTCCCGGCCACCGTGTGACCTTTGCAGAACTATTTTTCCGCTGGCTTCCAACCCACATTGCAGACATAGAGCCGGCGCAAAGTACCATAGACAATTACCATAACAGTTTCCGGCATTGCTCTGTTCTTCAGGAAATGCCAGTAGCTTCCCTGAAATTCAAAGACTTTCAGCAGGTTATCGACCGCATGAAAAAGGAACGCCTTTCTTTTTCATCGTTAAAGAAAGTGCGCTCCATGATAAGCCTTGTTTTGAATTATGGTATCGAATATGAAATTTTGTCGGTCAATTACGCCCCGCTGCTGAAACTCGGCAAGAACAAGCCTGTCAAACCGCATCATCCGTTCACCCGGCAAGCCATAAACCGAATATGGAGTGTGGCAGATATTCCCGGTGCGGATGCTGTTCTCATTCTGCTTTATACCGGCATGCGCTGTGGGGAATTACTGGCACTAACCAAAAAAGATGTAAATCTCCGGCAACGCATTTTCCGCATAACGCACAGCAAAACGGCTTCGGGGATTCGCACCATTCCCATACACAGCAGGATATTACCTTTCGTCATTGCCCGGATACAGCTTCCCGGTAAGTGGCTGCTCTGTACGGAGAGCGGCCAGCCGTATTCTTACGCAAGGTTTTGCACTTTATGGGATGCGGTAATGGCGGCCTGCAATGTCAGGAACCATACCACTCACGACTGCCGGCACACTGTCGCAACGTTGCTGGATAACGCCGGCGCCAACGAAGCGGCCAAGAAACGAATCCTTGGCCATGCCGGGTCCGGTGTGACAGAAGCGGTTTATACTCACAAGAATCTGCTTCAGCTTCGGAAAACAATTCAGCTTTTAAAATGATACCAATACGCTACCAATTTTCTAAATCTATTGCGCAGATTTAGGATTATCGCAGGCGGTACATGTTACCCGTGTTCCCTGCAAAAATCCTAAAATCTGCCCATTTTTTATGTTTTGTTTTTGGTAAAAATCTTCTTTTCGGCTTCCTGCCAGTGTTCCATTTTTATTTAATTTTTAATAAAATTGCTTTCCCGTAGGTGCTGATCAGCAACATCCGCACCCTGTACCCAGGGGGGAACCTTTACTACCGATAACCCATCGACAAATTATCGAGTGAGTTACCCTGTTACTTTCACAACTCCTGCGGAAACGGTTTTGATATCAGGGCGTGGTCAGTCAGCCAAAGATTGTTGGGTTAGAGGTGTGGCAACGTCTTATTTTAATCTTGGAGCACCCTCGGGAACAGGCAGTTTGCTGATTACATGGTTAGCCATTTGTAAATAACCAGGGGGGAAGTTCTGACGGAGGTACCAGCACTACCGATACTGTCCAATTCCCGCTTGCTCTTGCCGCTCTCCCTGTTTTGGCATGCCCGTATGACGTTGCTTCTCTTAGTAACGAAATATGTTCCATGGCTCTTAATAAAGTTACTGCCACATCAGCCACATTTATTGGCAGTGCTGCCTTTCATTCATATAGATGGTTTGCGATTGGCCGATAATTTGTTAAACGCCGATTGCAATCCATTTAACATTTGCCTCTCCTCCTGATATTCTAACAAGCCGGAGGCTGTCTAAATTCCAGTTGTCGATTGTCCAATGTCCACTTCCAAGACTAAATCCAGGCGCCTTTGAAAAAGAAACAGGAAACGTTATCAGTTTTCCGGTATCGCCAGAAGGGACGCCAGTCGTTCCCCCCTGGCTCGATTAATGCCAACACGCTATCCATGTAAAAACAATAGAAGTTTCTGATGGATGGGAAATATTTACATAGGATGCGGATGTGCCTGCCACAAAGCAACCAACGCTTTTTTTGTTTCGTGCCGTAACCAAAACCACTTTTGCCTCGGAGGAAAATCCTATCGGATAGTTAAGTCGATAGACATTATCGGAAATGGTTACCGACTCATATCCCCCCTGGCTAACTGCCAATAGCTATATACGAAAAACCACCTGTTGCTGAGTCGAAAGCTTTATCACTCACAATACGGCTTTTTACACGAGTGTTAACAGTGTCGGCGTATGCCCATGTCAAAAAAGCTACGGAGGCCACTTCAATCGGATTGGAAGTTCCTATCGTATCATATGGAATTACGGCGTATGCCTTATTTTGAAAAGATAACGGGAAATTAAAATCAAAATATTTGTTGGTGTTTCCGGTTGTTCCAGTTAACCATCCCCCCTGGTTAGTAACCCACACTTATCCATACGTAAGCCCCTGCATTACCGTTTGATGCAAAAGTAACCGAATTTTTCGTTCTGTCACCAACACTAAAAAAGAATTGTGCTTGTCCGGATATGTCTATTGCAAAAGGGATGCCAACCATATTTGTATAACTGATTGGATAGGAGAATGTTTGAGTTTTGGTCGAGGGCATACTTTCTTGTCCCCCCTGGCTAAAAGGAGAGAATTAAAACTTTTACTGCAAAATTTTGTGCGCTACTTGTTGCATATACCGTGCAATGGTGTTCGTCTCTTGTGATAATGCTTGTGCCTATACCGGCAGAACTGCCGCCATAGGTGCTTTGAGCAGTTAAGCTGCTAGTTGTAAAACTTATTGGATAGTTAAAATCCACTGATGATTGTGACTTAAAATAAACCGTTCCCCCCTGGCTCACCAGCCGGCAAATAGCACAATAGCAGTGCCACTAAAAGCATTGTTGGTATAAACAAAACAATCTTCTTTAGTGTTTCTCATAATAGTGAAAGTTTGGCCTCCATTTGATGTTAAACGGATTACCGAGCAAAAAGCATTCACACTACTTGAAAACGAAACAGGGTATGTATATGTTGCGGATGTACCGCCCGAAAAAGGTACGGTTCCCCCCTGGATAATTAGCCCCCCGAACAGGGCACCGAGGCAGATGTACCATGCGGAGCTGTTCGTGAAATTGTATCTTACCCCAGCTGCGTTCAGCGCAAAGGATAACAGGCGGTAGAAAATGCTGTCTGTGGAAAGCTCCGAAATGGATATAGCCGCATTACTGGCTAAGTGGGTAACAATATCAGCGCACAGGGTGCGAACCTTTTGCAAGATACCGTCATGGGCGTCTGCATCGGCGTTATGGATATTCATATCTTCGACAGTCAGCAGGCCTTCCGGGTCAAGGGTAGGCGTAACATCCGAAGTATTGGACACCGCAATAGCCAGTTTCAATGCTTCCGTAATAATGGTTGCAGACGTGTTGCCCTGTAAGTAGTCCGGATTGGAATCCACGGTAACGGCGTACAGAATCTCTCCATCGTCGGGGTCGGTAGCAAACAGGCCCAGTTCCTTTACCAGATAGCCGGTCGTTAATTCTGCATTACTCAAAATGCCTTTCACATACACAACGCCCGGCTGATCTTCATCAACCACAACAGCGCTGATGCCGATATTCTGTTTCGGTGAAACAAGGTCGGTCAATGCCTCCAAAGTCTGTCCCGGTGCCAGCGTTCCGTCGCCGGTTTTAAGTTTCGTTAATGCAAGCTGACACAGGCCGCCTTCCACTTTTGCCTGTAAGCTCCTGCCTTTGTTCGTTAAAATTGCTCCCTGCCAATTAGCCATGGTTTATTACCTCCTCTTTGTGAATGTGCATGGCTCCTGCCATATAACGTGCGTTCGTTACGCTCGGTGCGTGATACTGCGGTAAGCCGATAACGACTTCTTTGTGTTCGTTCATCGGTCCGGCCCAGTAAATCGTCTGCGGGATATCCCGCTTGAATTCAATGCCTTCCAGCCAGCTCCGTGTGTTCTTTGCCGAATTGATAGCCGATACCAGACGTGTAATCGTGTCTGCATCCGTCAACGGCTCCGATACGTCAGCCACACGGAAATAGTACGGCTGGCCGCCATACTCCCAGTTCTCCTGCACTGTCGCACTCTGGAATACGTTGGCGACAACCTTTTCGACCGCTGCCGGCGTCCCTTTGATAAGGTGCCAATAGATGGCCTCCCGTACCATGTTCCGTTTCTTCGCTATGGGCATGTTCATCTCGTAAAAATCTACGTGATACTGCCAAGCTAAAGAATCGACAACATCTTCCGGAAGCGTGTCCAAATTCGGCAGAAGCAAGATGCACTGTATCTTTTCAAAAATATTGTGCAGGTAGCTGTCATTGGTTGCGCTCAACTCCTGCACATTCTGATCTTCCGCAATGCTGGAAGGAAGAATTTCTTTTGTTTTTACGTCGGAAAGATTACTCATCTTCAAATCCTCCCATGTTCACGGTCACTTCGTCCGCAATGGCAACCTGCGTCTTATCCAATGCCGTAAACACAGGAGCCGTAACGGTAACACGTTTTGCCCCGGCCTGCATGACAAGCCGTATCAGTTCCGACGGGTTGATATCCCTGCCCAGCTTTTCCTTTTGCCATGCCACATAGTTGTCGACAGCTGTCGTAACGGCGGTCTGAATGGTGCTGGCCATGGTCGCATCGTTGCTGTCAATGTAGTATGTGAGGTCCACATCGTAGTTGACGGCCGTCGGCGCCAGTACCGATACATGGTCTGTCAGCGGACGGATCGTCCGGGTGTTCAGATGGTCGCTTACCATGTTGAGTATCTCCGTCCCGGGAATCTCTCCGCCTTCCAGCAATGGCCGTACCGCAACATCCCCCGGCGTAGGGGAGATAACCGACACGTCAGAGATAAGAGCGGAAGCCTGCTTCGCATGGAATTCATACGCACCCGTAGGCCCTGCCGTGGAAAAGCTTTCCGGCTTCTCGTGAATGGCTTCCCGGTAATCGTCGTCTCCCTGCGTCCCTGCGCCGCCTTCCGATACCGTCGTGTTCTCCACACTGGACACATACGGAACCGGGTCCACAAGCGTGTTAATCGTGCCTACGGGGTAATCATTCCCGTCTGCTCCGGTTACGGTGCATGTGGCAGATCCGGAACCTTCCGTATCTCCTGCCGCAATTATCATCGCTTCGTCCAGGGCAAAGAAAATTCCGTCGCCGGCTGTGAATCTTGTCTCGGCAGGAATGATGGTGGCAACTTCCTGTTCCTCCGACAGAGTAACTTTCATAGTGGTCACGGCTGCAGCCGCAGGAATCCGGTCACATCCTACCAGCGCCCCGATATGGTCTAACTTATATTCTTTCGCATACCGCAGAAGATTCTGCTTTCCTGTTTCGTTGATAGCGTTCAACAGCAGCACGAAGATATAAGTCATCGTCATCAGGAACAGCCGAATCGGGTCTCCCTTTGCCGGGGTTCTTCCGGTCTGTTCTTTGTAAATCGCAAAGACTTCTTCCTGCACTTTCGCAACGCTGGCATCAACAAAAACAATGTCCGGCAAATCACTAAGTTTCATCAATTCTCACCTGCACTTTCGGTCTTAAAATCCCGTCAATGTCATGCTCCCAGTCGATGTTCGTCACAGCCGCCCGGGGTTCATACTTGGCAACCGCCATGATGATTTCAGAAGCCAGCTGCGCCTTGGACACGTCCATCGGCATGTCCACCATAGAGGCATCAATGCCGAAATCCCTGTCCAGCGGAACACTGAATTTCACTGTACTCAGAATGCACTTGATGTTTTGCAGAATCTCTTCCGCAACCGTAGCCGGAGCAAAGTTAATATGGTTCAGGCCGCCTGCGATTAAATATTCCATCAAATCAACCTCCCCGAATATTCCTCCAGCGTGACGGTGGCATCCACGCAGTACATGTTCCCACCGGCCCAGTGTTTTACCACTTCACTAAGGCCTTTCAGCACCCACAGCCCTGTACTCGTCCCAAAAGGCGAGTCTTTCCAAAAACGTTTGAGCAGGTTGCCAATTACTTTACTACCCAGCACCAGCGGAAATACTTCGCCGGTGTCCCGCATTTCTTCCAGTTGTCTCAAAATGCTTTCGGGGTTCACGCCATGGTCACGGCGGAGCTGAATCTTCAGGCTGATCGTCTCCGTGTTCGGCCCCAGGAACTCCAGCACCGGCTTGTCACCGACAATATCATGTTTTGCCCAGCGTCCTTCCGAACTCTTGGAGTAATCGTCCAAAGTCAGAAGGTATGAGCGTGATGTTATGAATGGGATTTTTCCCATGTAACCAACAATCATTTAATCATCCTCCTGCGAAAACATTTCCGCTGCCTTGCGCCACGCTTCCGCCGCAGTCCACAGGGTCGCCGATTCGCCCGACCGGTATGCCATTCACATACACGGTACCGCTTCCGTCTGCGATATGCGCCGTATGTGTCGGGTGTGCTACACAGCCGTGCGGCACATACGAGTCGCCGACACGCCCGGTTCCTTTGCCGTTCGTGAAGACATTCCCGCTGGCGCCGTTCAATGCGGTAGGAGGGCAGGCATCGTGGCCAGTGTCTAAATCTCCGAGCCTTGTAACCGCCGGCATGTCTATCCCTCCTTAGTTCAAGTCGATTCTTGCACCGGTAAGCGTAAGGTTCCCGGTGGCGTGAATGTGAATGTTTCCTGCACCGTCGAACCGGATATAGCATCCGTCCGGCAGTTTGATGCACCGCACATTCGGGTCGGTTTCCTCCGGCGGATCTTCCGTGGAGTAAAAGCCTCCGATAACAAAGCCGTCGTTCATGCCACGCCCGGACGGGTTCGGCAGGAAACAGCACAGCACCTGCGTCCCCACTTCGGGGATATGGTATTCTTTCGTACCATGGCTGCCTATCATGACAACCGGAAGCTCCCCGCTGACAAGGTCGTCTTTGTCCGGGAACGTGACACGAACCGTTCCGTTTTTGCCGTTCTGGTCGCTCACTTTCCCGATACGGAAAAGATCTCTAATATCCATTTAAACACCGCCTTACTTCAATACTTGTCTGATATCCGCTGCCGATACTGTGACTGGCCCTTGTGATGATGTACTTCCCATCAAACGCACCGAAGCCCAGCAGGTTGACAGTGACCGCTGCCACAAGGTTGAAATTGCCAACCACGTTGAAGCTCCCGGTCCATTCCTCGCAGTTCTTTTCTCGCAATCTTTTCTTTGCCAGTCGTTCCGCATCCGCAATGGTTTCCACCTGTTCCTTAATCTCCAGCGTTTTACCTTCCTTGTCCTTTTTGTCCGGGTCGGTAAACGTCGCTTCGATGGTTTTCTTGGTCTTGCTTTGCTGGTGCTTCACATGGCATGCTTTGTAGATATCCCTTGTTTTGTTCTTCAGTGAATATCCCAGCACATTGACAACATATGCCTGTCCGTCTTCCGGGGTGAACATCGTCCGGGGCTTCACGATAGTGATTTTCGCTTCTTCCTCTTCATACTTGGCCTCGTCGAAAATCACGATTTTCTTTTCATGGATTTTCAGAGCCAGCCCCTGGTCCCTCGTCAGAGCCAACAAAAAAGCCAAGTCAGACTGTTCCGTCTGCTCGGCTCTGTCGATTTTTGGATTCTGCTCCGTGTCGAATACCAGCTCCATCTCGGCACCGGTGGCCACATCGTTGGCAATGGTCTTCAGTTCCGCTTTCTCCCAGCTTCGTGTACGTTCCACGCCCCGGAGCTTGTTGTTATCCGGAACCGAAACGGAACGTATCTGCACTTCGGAAGGGTAGCCGCTGCTGGTCAGCTCGTCGATTTCAAAAAGCCCCAGCTTCAGCGTTTTGACTCCCTCATACAGGGAATCCCAATTACTGGACTGCAAAGAAGCATCCAGCGTGGCGCCTTTCTCCGGGAGCCAGTCGCTTTGCCACAAGCCTTGTCGGTCTTCCAGTGTCAGATCCAAACCGTCCGCTTCCCCGGACATGTTGTCCGTATAGCTCAGGGCTTTCAGAAAAGCTGCAAGGTCAGCAGAGATATCCTTGTTGTCATACTTGACGTTCGCAATAACCCTTTTCGCTTGCATATTATCGCCTCCATGGCGGGAGGAGGTCCGTCTTGGGCGGCTCATAGTCCGGCACCGTTAAAACCACTCCTGCACCAAATACCGCCGTTTCCGCATACGTTGTATTTGCTTCCAACAAAGCGTTCGTTCCGGCTTCGCTGCCGTACATCTTTTTGGCAATACCGTCCCAGCAGTCGCCCTGAATCGTTGTGTAAGTTTTAGGCATAAGACATCCTCCTGCGGTTATCCGCTACACGCTTCAGCATGGTTTCAAACTCACGCATCTTATCGTCCATCAGCTGGCTGATCTGCCCGGCATCCGCTCCATTGGAAACGTTGATAACCGGGGCGAAGGTCGCATTGATTCCACCACCGCCGAGAGGGTTGCCCATGATTTCGTTGGTCTTGGCCAACAGGGAGACGTTCCGTCTGTTCGGCGTGTGGGGGATAGCGCTTTCACCGGATTTTTCGGCGAATGTGGTAAGGAAGGCGCCTTTGCCATAGATACCGCCAGTGGCGTTTTGCTTCACTCCTGCACCTGCGGCTTCGCCTTTGCTGAATGCCGCCTTTGCAGACTCCCACGCACGGGAAACAATGCCGTGCAACCGACCGGGCAGAGCAAGGAATCCGTCTATCAGGCCATTGACGGCGCTCTTGCCCCACTCAATAGCCTGGTTGATAAATGTCTGGCCAACGCTGTCCATGCTTTTGAAAATGCCGATGATTCTTTCCGGCAAGGTGCGGAACCATCCGACTACAAAACCTATTGCATAGCCGGCTTTTTCCGGCAAAGAAGTCAGGAAGTTCCATGCGGTTGTCTTTACCCATTCCCAACCGCCAACAAGTCCTGCACTGACGGTGTCCCAGTTCTTATACAGGGCATATCCGGCAGCGATAAGGCCTGCGACAGCCACTACGACCAGCCCGATAGGGTTAGCCAACAGAGCCGCATTGAATGCCCAGGTTCCTGCTGTGGCCGCTGCCGTAGCGACAGTGTAGGCCGCATAGATTACGCCTGCGGCTTTCATGGCCAGTGCCGCCCCAACCATAGCGACTGTGATGAGCCCTAAGGACTGCACCAAAACAGGATGCTTTTCTGCGGCATCGCCGACAAGCCCGGCAAACTTCGCCAAACCGTCGCCGGCGTCTGCCAGTACTGGCAGGAACACACCGCCAAAGGATATAGCCGCCGATTCCATTGCAGACTGCAAACGTATCATTGCGCCTTTGGCGTTCTTGTTCATGGTCTTGGCCATGCGGTCAGCTTCGCCGTTGCATTTATCCATCTCATTGACGAGCTGGTCAAACTTCTCCGGGGCAGAATCAATAACCGCCAGCCAGCCGGTGGCCGCATTCTTTCCGAAGATAGCGCCGACGGTGGCCAGCCGTTCTTCTTTGGATAGGCCTGCCATCTTTGTCCGCAGTTCCGTAATAATTGCAGACATCTTCCGGGGCCCGTTCGTGTCGGACAGCTGGATGCCCAATGCTTTCATGGTCGCCTGTGCTTCTGCCTGCTGCCTGGACATCTCGGACATATCCATGCCCAATGCTTCCATAGCTTTTGCCGCCTGTTTCGGAGGCCCTGCCAAACGCAGGAAGCCTGCACGTAATGCCGTACCAGCCTGAGAAGCTTTGATACCGCTGTTTGCCATCAAACCGGCAAGGGCGGCAGTTTCTTCCATGCTGGCACCGAATGCATGCGCTACAGGAGCCGCATATTTCATCGTTTCGCCCAGCATCTCCACGTTCGTATTCGTCCGGGTAATCGTGTAGGCGAATACGTCTGCCATGTGCCCGGCCTGGTCAGCAGAAAGGCCGAAGGCTGTCAGATCGTCAGATACGATATCCGCCGTCCGGGCTAAATCCGTACCGCCGGCAGCCGCCAGACTTAACAGGCCCGGCATGCCTTTGATGATTTCCTGCGTGTTCCAGCCTGCCATGCCTAAATAACTCATGGCGTCCGCAGACTGGCGGGCGGTGAATTGTGTCTGCCGTCCGAGTTCTTTCGCTTTGGCTGTCAACAGCGCCATATCCTCTGCGCTTGCCCGGGTAATCGCCCCGACCTTGGACATGCCCTGTTCGAATTCCGCTGCCGTGTTAATCATTCCGATAACAGGCCGGGAAGCTGCATAGACTCCCAAAGCCAGCCCGGAAAACTCCATGGCAGCGTTTTTTAAATTGGATTTCGCAGTCAGTACTCGGTTCAGTCTTTCCTGCTGGAGCTCCAACTGTTTCAGCTGGTTCTTGACTTTGGCTGTCTTCTGCGCATAGCCTTCAAAGTCTATTTCGTTTTTGTACAGCGCCGCATCCAATTCTCTCATCTGCGACTTCAAATCCCGGCTTTGTTTCTGCAAGGATATGAGGCCGTTGCGGGCTGTGTTCATGGAGCCGGTGAATCCCTGGCTCACTAAACCGTTAATTGCAAATGTAAACTGAAATGTTTTAGCCAAAAAGACCACCTCACTTCTTTGCCGTCGTCTCACTGATGGCGTCCACCCATGCGTTTAATTCATCCATGGGCATATCCCACCAAAACGGCACGGGTCCATATCCGCCTTGCGCCAGCTTTACTGCTGTTTTTCGGAGGAAGGCTGTAATGCGGACAGGTTTTCCTCCGGGGTCAGCAAAAAACTTCCTACATCCCCCGTAATTACAAAGAATTCACGCATCGGCAGATCTAAAATATCCGGCAGCGGAGTCTTTAATGCTTTGGCAGCGACAGCCGCATAGAACGTACGGGACGCGCCAACGTCGATAGAGGTATCTCCCTCTAACCGGGCCTGCCGCTCCGCCTCAGCAAAATCCCTTCCGGACATTTTGTTCAATTCATCAAAAAGTTTTTCCCTGTTATAAATCTTGTAAGCCATGCTCTTTCCTCCTTACAAAAAAAGAGCCTACCCCGGCAAAGGGCAGGCTCAATTATTTTTCGTTATAAACCGAGGGCTTCACGTACTTCGGACAGATAGCCAACGCCACCTATCTTGCAGATGTAGTTGTATTTATCCAGTTCGATTACGTCTTCGCCGTCCACAGTGACTTTCAGATAGTCCACTTCAATGGTGGTGCTGGTGTCGCTGGTAGTGCCAACGTCCAGGTTCCCCAGCTCCGTGTTCTTCGGAACGCCACGAACAACGCATTTGACGGCCTGTACTTTGTAGGCGCCGGATTCGGAATCCTTAACCTGGTTCGCTGCACGCATATCCAGCATAACGCCTTTCGGCGCCGCCAGCAGTGCGGACGGTTTGTACAGGACACGCCAGTTCAGCTGTACTTCCATAGAACCGTAGTGGCCCAGCACCGGGGAATCAACTTCACCGGCAAGGCCTGCGCCTTTGATGGTTTCCGTCATAGCTTCGAGGCTCGGCAGAGACACATCGGCAACGCCCAACAGGTCGGCGCCGTCCTGGTATACACGGAAGTTAATTAACTTTTCGGGTACGTTCATGTGTTATCCTCCTTCCTCTTAGCTAAACAGCGCACTGAAATAAGACGGATCGTACTCGATTACATCTTCGATAACCCGTGCCGGGGTGGGCGGGGTCAGATAGGTATGGAACCGGATGATGCCGTCCAGCAGGTTCGTGGTCGGGTTTTCCTCTTCCTGGAATTCCACACGGCCGCCGAGGATAGCGCCCCGGGCAGCCAAGCCGTTCAGCCGGATGTTTTCAGAATCCAGTACGGTCTGAATCAGCCGTTTGTTAATCGGTGCGTCAACCTTTGCCCAGTAAGTCAGGATAAAGGTCTGGGCATGCCAGTTAAACATGCGACGGATGCAGATGAACGCATCTTTTGCGTCGGTGTTTCCGGGGTAGCAGCCGGTGCGGTTGCCCCAGGATTTCCAGCCGCCGATAAAGTTCAGAGCCGTAACGATGCCCTGGCCGTTCAGATAGGCAGCCTCCGCAGGCCCCAGGATAACCTCGGTGCCATCGGCAAGGCAGGTGCCGTTAATCTGAATCGCTTTGTTGGACGGGCTGACGTAAGGAATATCGTCGTTTGCACTGTCTGTCTGGGAAATAACACCCATGATGTGGGTGGACAGATGATACAGCACATCACCGAGGCGAACTATCGGCCAGCAGACGACCTGATTCTCTCCGGTGTAGCTGTTGGCGTTCTTCCATGCGGACACTTCGGAGTATTTGGTTACTTCGTCCGTGGGAACGTCGGTCAGCACAAGGGCCTTGAAATGCTCGTTGATGTTGCCGGCTTTGGCTTTCATCACTGCCGCAACTTCCGGGTCCTGCGACCAGCCGGGAGCCAGTACCAAGCCGGGAACCATGCCGAACAGGGGGAATACATCGTTCAGGCATTCCAGGCCTTTCTTGGCGCCGGTCGTGGAATCGATGCCGCCGATAATCTGCGTTTTGGTAACAGCAGACGGATTCAGCTTGTCGTAGTCCAGGAAAATGGAAGTGGCGTCTTCGATTGCGCCGCCTTCAAGTGCGGTGATGACGAGTTCTTCCTCGTCGTTGTAGGCCGCAGTGTAGTCGGTGCCTTCCACCAAAGGCTGGCCGGCTTCCACTTTCTTAACCTTTAAGGTTTCCAGCAGAACCGGTTCCGCAACTTTCGCAACCTTGCTCGTTACCGTTACTTCGGAACTGGAAACGGCGGTCTTATGAACAGCCGGGTCCAGTACGTTGACGAGTACGATAGGAGCACGGTTGTACAGCGCAAACTGGCTGTAAATCGCCTCACACAAAGTGTACTTGTCCCAGTCGCCGGAATAGCCCATCGCCTCTACTGCTTCTGCGTAGGAATAGCAGAGAACAGGTTTGTTCGCAGGCGCACGGTCGGCCGCCAGGTGTACCGGTGCAGTACCGAAAATAACCGGCAGGCCAGCCGCCGTATTGACAGGCGGAATGATGCTGGTCGGCACTTCAGAACAGTACACACCATGTCTATAAGCCATAGCTTATACCTCCTTCTTTGCTTTGTTATAAAGAATGTTTAAATATGAACCTTTGTCTTTCGTAGCTTTTACGGCCTCGTTCAGTTCAGAAACCGGCACGAAAAGCTGTCTGAAGAACGGGTGCGCATCCACAAGCTCCTGCACATGGAGCGGCAGCCCGTTCATGTAAACAGTGGAAAAAGAAAGCCTGCCCTCGGAAAGGGTAGGCCCTACATACACCAGCTGCTCAATGGTTTTTATATTCTTCGTACTTGCCGTACGCTTGGACTTCTTGGAAGTCGTCATAATTAAAGCCCTCCTCTTCGGGTTGCCCGATGGTGTAGGTTACCTCCATAGCTCCCTGCCATTGTGGGAATGGCTGGGTGTCGGGGACCTTAAACTGCATCGGTTTCGATAAATCAAGCCGGAACTTCATGTCAACGAACCTGTACTTGAGCAGATCCTGCCGGACGTGTTCGACAACGTTGTACAGACTGCGCCATCCGTCCACGCCGTCAGCGTCATAGATGGAGAAGCCTAACTCGACAACCGCTATGCTTTTGTCGTTCCCGTCTCTGTCGTCCGTCTCCGTAACCAGCACATACACAAAGCTTTTCTTTTCGGCAGCGTTGTTCTGCACCGGAATGTAGCCGGGGTAAACCGTAACCGGGACAGTCCCGGAAGGCTGTTTGGCCGTATAGTCGGTAAGCAGTTTTTGTAAACGCTTCGCCAGGGCGTCCATAAGGTTAATAGGTGTCATTTAATACCTCCGATTCTCCAAAGGATTTCACGCTCAAAGCGGTCATTCAGCATCCGTTCCGCTTCCGGGGTAATGCTCCGGAGCGTTTCCTCATTGCCGACCATCTGCGGAACAGAAGGCCCGGCAGGAGTTTTTAACGGATAGGCGTTGCGCCCGACACGCATCATCGGCCCACGATACCCGCTCGGGAAGTATCTCCCAAACAAACCAGGCACCGGCTTGGCGCCTCCACGTTTCAGCACTTGCACCCGTCTGGGCCCGCTTCGTGGCGTACTCATGTTAAAGGCCGTAAGCGGAAGGGTCCCGCCCTTTACATCTAAAACGCCTTTCATGTTGGAAGCGGTCGCCCTTTGGGGCGTTCCCATTGCTTTCTTCAGCATGCCGGCTTTGGCAACATACCGTTCACGGATTTTCATTGAGGAAGCTTTCCTCAGGTGCGTCAGTGTCCGGTTAATAGCAGCGGCGCCTGCCTGCTTGACCGCAGTAGGCGCCACATGAAAGAAAGCTTGTGCAGTTTTTATGCTGTGTTCGTCAAATTTAACTTCAATCATCTGTCATTCGCCACCAGCTGGATGGTCAGCATGCCCATGTCATTGGCGCAGCTTTCCACAAGGTAGAGCTTTTCGTCCACAGTGAAAGTCTGGCCATTCACCGGGACTTCCGGAAGATCGTCTGTCTTAACATTCACCAACAGACGGCTTCCATACAGTCCGGGATAGGTTTGCGTGATTCCATCGCCAACAGATAGGCCGTTCACAACAGATTCGTCCTGCAAAATGCAGTCACATTCAGTTCCGTTCAGGTCGTGCGTTTCTGCGAATTCGGCCATATTGAGAAAAACATTGCTGTTGTCGGAAGCCACCTGCTCCTTGAAACTCATACGACAGGAGCCTCCGCTTCCATGGCGGGCGGTTCTTCGCCGTCCTCTTCTGCGGAAACGTAGCTCTCCATCTCCGCTAATGCGTTCACAATGTTTTCTCTGCTTTTCAGCTTACCGACTTGCAGGCCGCAGTCAGCCGCCAGCTTCTTCAGCTGGTCGAAGGGCATTTTTTTCAGATCTTCCGTATCCAAATGTCCGGGAATCAAGCCCGTAGCGTCGTCTGCCTCCGCTTCCGGGGTGTCGCCTGTCTCACTCACTGCATCGTCGACAGGGAGCGTTTCCGCCATCAGAACAGGCTCCTTTACAAATTCAGCAACGCCCAGCTTTACCAGACGTTCTGCTTCCTCTTGGGAGACTTCGGCTTCCTGGCCCCGGAGATAGAGTTTGACCCTGCCGTTTTCATGTGCGCCGTAACCTCCGCTTACAATTCTGACTTTGGTCATGATGCCCTCCTGTTTAAGCCGATACTACGTTGGCAGCGTAGATGTACGGGCAGTAGTTCTGCGGAGCAGCCAGCGGACGGCAGGCCAGACGCAGTTTGCGCAGGTCGTTCGGCTGGTCCAGGATGAATTTCGGAACACGTTTTGCTGCGTGGGTAGCAAAATCGATAGCGCCGAAGTCGATCTGGGAGATAGCGCCATACATCATATGTCCGCAACCCGGAGCGGTTACCAGAGCGCTCTTTGCCGGGAAGTACGGAGTGTCCTGGTTATTGTCGTTAACATAGGACTCAGACACTTCAAAGAGATTCAGGCGATAGCCGTTGAAATTCAGAGTACCCAGGAATGCAACACCGGGGTAGCTGGTCAGCTTCGGGTCAATGGCACCGGTAATCAGGCCGGATTCCTTGTTGATGCGCTCACGGACTTCCTGGCTCTTCATGATAGCTTCGGAAGCATCGGTGCCCAGAATCAGGTCAACAGCCGGCAGGCCGCGATACGCCAGCATCTTACACATGGCTTTCACGTCGCCGAAGATATCCCCATACTGGGTGTCCCATTCTTTACCGCTTGCAACGGTATAGGTGTGTTCGGAAGTTTGTCCGTCATAGAAATTCACTACGTTGACATCGCCGGTCGTTTTGTCGTCGATGTATTCCTGCATGGTGCAGCCGTTGTTGATCATGGTCTCTACGGCCATCCATTCTTCACGGCGTACGATGCGGTCATCCATTTCTTTCAGGTCGTCCTTCTGAATCTGTGCGGCACGCTGTGCAGCGTCCATGCCCGGATAAAGGGCTTCACCAAAGCCACGTTTCTTCAGGTCATCCAGAGACAGGATGCGGGAAGGAGCGATATAGGCCGGGGTGTATTCGTGGATTTCGTAGCCCCTGCGGTCCATGGGGATGTCACCCACACGGGGAGCTACAAACGCAGCCATTTTACGATCGCCTTTCTTGTATTCGGTCAGCACTTTGTCTGCATTGAAGATGTCAGCTGCGCCGGTCGGGAAATAACGGTCTTTGAAGAACGTACCCATGGGAACGATTTCTTCATGAATGGCCATCAATACATAAGTGTCGAAGAAATTTAATTCAGCCATTGTTCTTTACCTCCTGTATTAGTTAGCAGCCGCAGCCGCTTTGAGAATGATGCCCTTTGTACGCAGAGTGTCCTTTACGGCTTCGGTAATGGTTGCGCCTTCGGCAATCACCAGTTTGTCCGGGTCGAAGCAGCCTGCGATATATACCGGGGCTTTAACATCGGCAGCGGTGCCGACTTTGGTATCATCGCACAGAATGCAGTCTGCGGTGAGAGTGTCGCCCTGGTCGGCAGTTGTGCCGAAAATTACCAGTTTGCCGGTAGATGCGGACTTGGCCAGCAGGGTGCCACGTTTCAGAGTGGTTTCGGCAGCAAGTTTCAGCAGGGTGCCGCCTGCCACAATAACTGCCGGCTTCGTATCGGTTACGAGGCCGTCATACGCCATTTCGCCGATTTTTTTGCTCAGTTCAGCCATGTTATTTTTCCTCCTTGTTCATTAAATCTTTGACGGCCTTCCTTGCTTCCGCCATCTTCTCGTCAGCCGTCTTTTCGGCTTTCGGAGTTTCTTCCGGAGCCGGAGCCGCCGGAACCTCGCCAGCGCCACTTGCATTAGCGTCAGCGGTCAAATTTGCCAGGAATGCCTGGCCGTTCTTTGCTGCTTCCTGCGCTGCACGGAACGCCAGCTCCTGAGCGGTACATGCAGTAGCGCCATACTTCGCTTCACGTACCATGTCGGCGCTGAACAGGCCGGCAATGTCGTCAATGCCCTGCAGGCGTTCCTGTTCCGCATGAGCGGCTTCAGCACGTACAGACGCTTCCAATTCGGAAACCAGTTCCGGATTTTCGGCACGCAGTTCTTCAATAGTGTTTGCCATTGGTTTTCCTCCTTCTTCAGTGGCTTGATTTGTATTTGTTTCAACCGGTACGGCTCCGGCATCAACCGTAGGAATGGAATCCGGGGCAAACATCCCCGGCGCCAGGTGCATGGCACGTTTTCCCACATACAGGGTGCGGCCGTCTGCGCTGGCAGCAATTTGGACAGGCTCGTCTTCCAGCACTTCATCAGCAAAGCCCTTTTCCTTTGCCTCTTTGCCGGTCATGTAGGTCGTGTCCGCCATCATGTGTAAGATCTTCGTTTCAGATTCGCCCGTTTTGCGCACGTAAATAGCCGCCTGCGCTTTGTCGTAGGCATCGTTGGCGTCCGCCATGTTCCGCATTTCATCGGCGTTGTAGCCGCCAAACAAAAAGCTCCAGCACTTGTGAATCATGATGAGGCTGGAAGCGTTCACCTTCACGGTGTCGCAGGCGCACATAATAAGAGAGCCTCCGCTCATGGCGATTCCGTCCACGATGCAGGTCAGCTTCACGCCTTTAGCGGATAAATCCCGCAGTCTGTTATGAATCATGATGGAAGCGCCTGCATCGCCGCCGCCGGAATTAATTCTGATGGTGATAGCGTTGCAGCCCTCCACAGCTTTCAGATCTTCCAGGAATTCTTCGGCGATAATAAACTGTCCGTCGACTTCATCCCCCCACCAGTCACGGGGGCGTTGTTCAACGATTTCACCGTACATGGTGATTTCGGCTTCCGTGCCGTTCGTTGTGGCCATCGTGTAAAATGGCCGGCTGATGTTAATCATCGGCATCGTCTTCTCCTCCTTTTACAACTTGTTGTACCGGCGTAGCTCCGGCATCACGTAACAGCTCGTTTTCCCGCTTCAGCTGCGCCACGTTTTCGTCCCAGTCTCCGCCGCCCATTTCCCGGGTAACCTGCTGGTGCGTCTTGATGCCATGGCTGAGCTGGATAACTGCCGCATTGCTTTCCTTGAGCGGGTCAATCTGTCCCTGAATCGGGCCGATCCACCGGGCTCCGCACCATGCCTCCCGGACGAGCGGGTCATCAAAAAAGCCAGGAGCCTGTATACGGCCTCTGGCTACTGCTTCTGCCAGCCATAATTCATAGATGGGCTGGCAAAAATCATCTACAAACCACTGGCGGCGCATCCGGAATCCTTCCCAGGCTTCCAACAGAGCCGCACGGCTTGCGGAATAACTGCTGTTAAATTCTTTGAGCAACACTTCATAGGGAATCCCAAGAGCGGAACCGACCTGTCGGCAGATAGCTTTCAGGAACACATCAAATCCGGCTGTGGGGATGTTCGGGTTGCCGAACACTACCTTCTCATTTTCGGCCAGTGTAGTTACTGTGCCGGGTCCCATTTCATATTCATTGCGGCTTTCTGACAAATTCGTTTCCGGATTCTCCCCGGGAACCGGCGCCACGTCTCCGGCCCCGACTTCATTGAAAGGCATTTCCGCCGGGTTCGTTGTTGTTTCTATCCATGCCGTGAAGAAACTCTGAATCAGCGCTGCCATGATTTCCGATTCGGTGTAACGCCGTACCTGCAACAGTGGTTCGATTACCTTTGACAGATAGGGGACGCCCCTGTACTGGTCAGGCCGTTCCGCAGTCATAAGCTGAATGATGTTCGGCAAACCTGTTTTGTCACCATATGCGGTGACACGGGTCCATTTAATTTCCTTGTTCAGCAGAATAGTAGAAGGATGTGCGTTGCAGATATGGTATGCGACCACACGCCCGTCCGCATCGACTTCCACGCCATCATGGACAAGGTTCCCATCATCCGTCTGTCCTTCCGTAGCGCCTACCGTATAGCCGGCTCCCCGGAATGCGGTCGGTGTACTGATACGGTCTGCTTCGACCAATTGGATTCGCAGGGAATACGGATTTAATGGCGTAGGGGCATACCGCTTGAACAAGGCGAACACGTCGCCGCTCAATAACCAGCTGATCAGCGCAAGCTGCTGAAGCTCTGCAAAATTGTTCATACCCAGCGCATCACAGTTTTGTTTCTTCCCGGCCCACATGCGCCACTCGGTTTCTGTCCGTTTTCTCCATTCTCTGGCACTTTCCGGAGAGAGATTCAGTATCTCCATGTCCGGGATAGCCTGCAACGTCAGGCCCACGCCGACAACCTTTGTCCGGTTCGTGTCGATGGCGGCTGTCGCAACGGGCGCTGCCATGTACAACATCCTTGTGCGCTGACGGAGCGTCTTGTTGTTCATGTCAATGTCCATCAGCGGGGACAGGCTCACCGCCTTGAAGCTCCGCAAAGAACGCTTGGTATGGCTGGCGCCTGCTTCACTGTACCCGGAAGCCCGGGGCGTGCCCCAGCTTTTTTTCATACTTCTCATGTTTTCGCCTCCAAATAAAAGTGGCAGCGGTGAAAAGAGCAAAGACCGCTGCCATTATGGCAAAGCTCCTGATGAGCTAATACCCTTACCAGTCACGGGGGATGATTCCCACCGCTTTACGTGGGCGCTGCCCTGCCAACAGGGCTTCCAGTTCGTCCACTTTGTCTTCCGCATCCTCGATTTCATCTTTCAGATTCGGAAGATCGAACCGGGTCAGTTCCCGGTTATGAATTTTGTACGACTTGACGCCGCCCTTTATCAATGCAAGGTATGCGGCCCGGAGTTCCACCAGCGTTTTTTTCCAAAAGTCAAGCCGGGCTTGAATCTCAATTCTGTCCATAAAATCACCATTCCTCAAAATAACTGTTCAGATTCCGTTTGTGTTTACGTTGTGGCGCCGGTTTCTGCCGCTGTCTTGGTGACTCCGGAATAGATACGCCCCTGGCGATTTTCACGCTCCGTTCCAGGATGTCAAAATCCGGGGACAGAGATTTCGCTGCCGCCGTTGCATAGTTCCGGACGTCCAGGTTCTCATTCCGTTCGTGGCCGGGAATCTTTTCCCATTGCCACGGCTGTTTCCGATCAGCTTTATATACAAGGTGCTCCGACAACAGTCCTTTGAAATATTGCGGCCCGTAGTCGTCCCGTTTGGGGAAATGGCAGTACTTGCTTCCGGGCGTCTGCACCTTCAGGTTGTCCATAACGATTTGTTTACCGGCGTCAACACCAATTTGGTATTGCCAGCATTGGCCGACAGTCCTTCCGTTCACTACGATCTTCATTTTCTTCGGCGGGGCGGTGTATGGCTTGTCCGGGCCAGGCAGGCCTTTAATGGCAAAAACGTGTTTCTTGATACGCTTCGCACATTGCTCACGGACAGTCTGTGTAAAGTGACCGCCTTCATCGACAAAGGACAGCGAAATGCGCAGGCCCAGCCCGTCTTTGAAATGAAGCACCCTGTCAAAGACAAGCTCGTCCAGCTTTCGCCATACCGCAGGGGAATCCGGGCGCCCCAATACAACGCCTTTTTCTATGCCCCATGACTCGCCGAAATGCCGGTGACCGACGATTTCATACTCCATGCGGTCGTCCTGCGTATCGACGCCAGCGGTCAGAAGCAGGACGCCTTCCGGCAGTTCTGCGTCGTACACTTCACGCCGGGCCATCAGATTATCTTCATCCATGATGTCGCCCCGGTCTTCCCACAGTTCGCCGAAGGCCGTATTGTAAACGACCTGCAGCTTCCGGGTGTCGCCGGTCGCTTTCAGGTATTTCAAAATGATGGACTTCCATGTGGCCCATGCCGAAACAAAAGCGTTAAGCCAAAAACTCCGCACACCATGTTCAATGGCTGCGGGGTTTTCTGCTTCCCAACGTGCCGGCTGTTTCTTCATTTCCGCTTCGCTGGAAGTGAAGCCGCAGTCCGGGCAAACGTAGAACACTTTATTTACTTTGTATGTTTTCTTGCCGGCAACGATATTAGTCTCATATTCGTACCGGATATCCTGGAAACGGATTTCGTGATACTCTCCGCAGTGCGGACAACGTGACTTCCATCGTTCCATCGTGCCTTCCGAATAGGACGCCTCGATGGCGCTGGCGCCTTTGACGGTAGGGGTAGATACTTCAACCGCCTTTGCATTGTAGAACGTGGTCTGTCTGGCCATCGCCAATTCCCACGGGTCGCCTTCATTCCCGGCAGAAGTTGCCCAGCGGTCCCGTTCGTCACCGAACACGTACCGGATAGGCTTCGATGCCAGGGAGTGTGCTTCCGTGGAACCGCACATCGTCAGGATGCCGCCGGGATAGGTTTTCTGTAAAATGGTATTTCCCGTTTCCCGGCTCTTTGGCGCTACGACTTTGGCCGCCAACGTGGGGCAGTCCCGAATCATGGGAGCTATTCGCAGTTTGGAATATTCCTTGCCGTCTATCGTGGTGGGATGCACAAATAAAATACTGCCCGGGTCTTCATCAATGATGTACCCGATGCAGTTGTTAATGAATTCCGACTTGCCGACCTGCGAAGCGGCAACCATGACGATCCGCCGCACGTTTGGGTCGGTGAATGCGTCCATCGGTTCACGGAGGTAGGGCGTTCGGCTTGTTCTCCATGGGCCCGGTTCTGCGGACGATTCCGAAGACAGGCGGCGCTTTTTCTCCGCCCACTCTGAAACTGTCAGATCTTCCGGAGGGCGCATGCCCTGCATGACCTTTGCAACGACCCGGTTCAGCCGTTTCAGCTCCTGCCGGCGTTGTTCTCTTTTCTTCTCCTCGTCAGTCATCGTCTTCACCGTTCAGGCTGTCCCATTGCTGACGGGCCCGTACCCGTTCCGCATACTTTTCCGGGTCGTACCGATACCGGGAAAGCTCTTTCATGTCGGAATGTACGACCTTGCGAATAATCTCTGCCGCTTCTGCGGATGATGCGGATTCATGGGTATCAACGGCAAGCCTTCCGGGAAGAGAAAGATACATACTGCGGACGGTATAAATCAGATCTTCCGTCATGGCAGCGACGTCTTCCGAACGATGCAGTTTTCCTTGAAGTTCGCTTACCTCCAAACCAGCTTTGACCGCCTTGGACTGTTTCAGCGAAGTTTCAGCGGATAATCTCTGCCGTTCCCGTTTCTTTTCTTCCTCTGTGGGCTCGTTTCGTGCCCGGGAAGCTATCGCAATGTACTTCTGCACCGACTCCACAAGGTTATATGTGCCGGTTCCCACCTTGGAAAGCTGTCCGTCTTCGCCTAATTGGCGAATCCTTCTCCCTGTTATGCCCAAAACACAGGCGAGTTCAGCAGAACTTACCTCTGTTTCAGCCGTAATTTTGCTCTTTTTCTCCATCTTTTTTGCTCCTTTTCTTCTCAAAACCGCATAGGAACGGAACTTCGGCGATTTCGCCCTTACTAACTACGTGAAAATCGGGGTCGCGAGAGCCTCGGCTTGTGGGGAGGGGGTTCCACAGTACCTTGCGATATTTTTTTTGCGGCCCAAACATGCCCGCCATGCCGTCAGATTTGACCGCTGTGCCACGTTGCAAGCCCGGCACGAGAGAACGCCCATGAGCGATGGTAGGTTCACTCTATGGGCGTTTCTGCTCGTTTAGGAGGGGTTTCAAATATATGATAGTATTTCTGCTTTGGAATAGGTCTCACCCTTAGACATCATGGCTATAAACTCATCCTTGCTAAAATCGGATAGTCTGAATATCTCCTCGGGGCGCATGCCTAACTGTTTGGATATTTCCTTTGTACTCTTGCCCTCATTGATAAGCTTCTTCACAATGGCTTTCATGGGCTCCAGCAGATGTGTACCACGGGCCCTGTTGTGGGTGATGGTGCCGTACATATCCTCGGCCTCGTCCTGGTGGTCTACGATAACCACAGGGACCTTACCACCAAGCTGAGTAAGCAATGGTTCTCTGCCAGATACTGTCCACCGATGGAATCCGTCAATGATGGTGTAATCAGGACGGCATACGATCGGCAGTGTCCATCCGTTCGTCTGTATGGACTGGATAAGCAGCTGGAGGTTTTCCTCGCTTACCTTGTTGGGGTTGTAGTCATTGGCCCGGAGTTTGTTGCGGTCCACCCATTGGAGCGAAGCCAGGGGAGCAAATAAGTCTTGCTTCATTTTTTCTCACCCCCTTGCACACGGAATTTTTTTGCGTATTCCGCATAGGCTCCGTAGATGTCCTGGAAGATGGCACGCAGGGAACGCATCTTGGGGTCTCCTGCTATCAGTGCATCGTGCATCTTCCGGTAATCTCTCGGCCTTGCCATCCCGTCGGTCTTGAAGAAAAGCCGCTTATATTGCGACGCTACCCGCCGGGTGGTGGGGTTCGTGAAATGCCGGTCGAATTCCTCGAACAGCATCTTACGTGTGAGTTCTTTATAATCTTTGTTTTCGCCGGCTTCGTTCCGCCTGCGGGTCTTGCTTCGCCGTTTGTACCATTCCGTGTCCCAGTAGAGCATCACAAGGTAGGCGTTCGGTTCACGCTTCTCAATGCGGGCCCACAGGTCCGGGTCGGTTTCGGCTACGTGCTTCAGCCCACGCAGGGAATCGGCAGCGAAGAAGTTGCTGATCCGGAGGGAATGCCGGTTCTCTCCGGCCTGGTAAATCCAGAGGTAGGCCTCCGGAATGTCCAGGTGATGGTCCCGAATGTACAACCATACGTCTTTGTCCTTCCAGTCGTAAATCGGGTATATGGTATTGCTGCCGGTGATGCCTTTCCGGCCAAGATTCAGCATAGCCATGTATTGTAGACGCTGCACGCTTTCCGCTGCTCGTACACCGGTCAGCATAATACCATCTTTGGTAATTCGTGGCAGGAACGTTTGGTAATTTTCCTGCCCGATGCCTGTCAGGTAAGGACTGGACATTATGGCGAAGGGTGGGGGCTTCCGCACCCATACGTCTTCCTTCCCAGGTTCCCATGTTATCCAGCTTTCCGAATTTGTCAGCTGGTTGAAGCACGATACCTGTTTGAGTGGCAGGCAATACCAGCGAAATTCGGGGCACCCGGCCATGAGGAATTTCTTGCGCCATTCCATCATGGCTTCGATGCAGCAGTCATATATGGCTTCTTCATCAATAAACAGGAGTGTGAGCTGTTTCGGGTCAACTTCGCCCCGGCGAATCATCTGGTACACAAGGTCTGCCATGCATATAGAGTCTTTGCCGCCGGACAGGCTCATATACACAGGCACACCGTTGGAAAAAACGTTCTTTATCCGGATTCGGGCCGCTTCCACGACCGTCATGCTGGACTGCGTTCTCTTTACAGCCATATCCGTTCCCCACATTTTGGGCAGATAAGGAAACGGCGGGAAACGCCCGCTGTGCCCGTTTCTTCACCGGAAGGTGCGGACGGTTGGGACGTTCCGGGAACGCCCACAGGAGTGATTTCCTGCGATTTGGCGGCGAATTCGGCTTCCTTCTTTTCATATGTTTCCCTTGCGTTCTTAATATCGTCCTTTTTGTCCTGGTCTATCAGGCCGTAGGACGACATCATATCGTCAACATCTGTCAGATCTGCAGTTAAGGTCCGCAGGAGCTCCTCATCGTAACCGGGGACGTCCAAATCGTCGCCCAGGTCACGGAGAAGCTGGTCAAACGCTGCCATGTCGTCAACGCCCAAATCGTAGATGCGGTTATCACTGGCCATCATCTTCTTTTTGTCGACTTCGGACATGCCGGTTTTTACAAGGCAGTACGCTTCCGTCAGGCCCATTTCCGTCATGGCTTGGAAAAGTCCATTGCCAATCCAAATTATGTTGTTTTCGTCAATCACCAGCAGGCGGGTCTGTCCATTCTTTTCGATGGAGCGTTTCAGCTCTTTTATCTGTTTGTCCGGGTGCATGCGCACATTTATCTCCGGATGTTTCAGATCTGCCAGCTTCTTTTTGACGATGTTCAGCTTCTCACTCATAGCCACGCCTCCTTATGCTCTTCCCAGAAATCCCATGCAAAAGCTACAAGGATGGCAGCGACTACGAAGTAGATGCGGATGCTGGCCATAAGTGTCCATGCACCCATAACGCCCAGCGGAATAAGAATATGCCATCCGGCTACTATGCCGGCATTGAGTAACAGGCCCATCCTTTTTCCGAAGGCAATATAAATGCTGTACATAGCGCTCGACAGGGTGGACGTTCCGATTATCGTAATCAGGATGGCTTTTACTAAGGCCAGCCCCGGCGTGAATTGAGCCCAGGCAAGGCCGAAAACGATGGCCATGTAGATTCCGAAGAATATCCCGCCCAGAGTAAATGCTTTTCGTGCATCGACCTTCGCCGTGCCGTCCTCGTTTCCGTCATTGTAGTCCAATATACGGAAGAAGTAAGGATAAGTGAAGGGACCGGGCAACAGAAGGACAGCCTTCCAAATTCCTTCCTTCATTGGCTCCATGTGAAGCCCTAAGGAAATGGAGTTGAAGTGTCCGGCACTCTGATAGAGTGCGGTTATTGTCACACCTACGGCCAGCAGATAGACGATCAGCCAGCCGAAGCCGTCGGTCAGCACGTTGCGAATCATGCCGAAGCGGTAGAGAATGACAATGAAGAGTACCGCCTCGGCATAGGCTATATACATCCCGGCGTCCGAACCGAGGGATGTATCAGCAAAGACGGCCTGCATGCCGTTCATGGATAACCACGACTGGAACACACACATGATTCCGCAAATCCAAAGCATGACTTTGGAGCAGAACACTTCCCGGACTTTCGGCAGCCATAATGCCAGGTAGCCGAACAGGATGCAGGCGACGGTATTACCCAATACCCAGATAAGGGAAGGGATGATTCCGAGCTTCTGCGTCATGGCCACGCCGTTCATTAGCGAACCGATACCGGCCCATGTTGCACAAATACTCAGCGCATAATACAGCAGTGGGTTGCTTTTAAATTTTTCTTTTACTGATAACATCAGCAAATCCTCCTTTTCTTTGACTGGAACACACACATGATTCCGCCTGGCGTAGCGTCCTCGTGTTGTCCTGTCGCCGTGCAAGGAGTAAACACAGCGCAAAAATGCCTCCTTTCCGTAAATAGTAACGGCCCTCCCGGAAGATCCGGAAAGGCCGCCTGGCTTTGATTAGATTTTTGCATTTTAATTATAATCACACTTTTTCGGGTACTTCAAGTAACACCTCATAACAGTGGGTAACAGCAAGTAACAGGACGTAACAGGGCGTAACATCACGAAACAATTTCAAGGTATCTGTAGCAGACCATTTTCACAGCTTCTTCTGTCAGGCCCTTCTTTTCGGCAGCGACTTCCGCCCACGAATAACCGTACAGATACCGATACCGGAAGAACATCCGTGTCCATTCATCTTCAATAGTATCAGTCCATTCCTTGATGGGCGCTGCGCTTTCGTCGACCTGCTGTTGAAGGTAGGCAATTCTGCCGGACATATCGGCCAGTTCTGCTGCCAATGCGCCGACCTTATCGCTGACGCCGGTCCCGTGGGGCATGCCCGTTATCTTCTGCGACCCCAGTGACTTAGCCTCCATGCTTTTGTATATCTCTTGGGCGTCATGGAGTTTTTCCACTAACGCCAAATGCCTGTTCAGTTCCGCTAAATCCAATCCAGCCACCTCTTTACAGATAGTTTCGCCCTATAATCTTCATGAATTCTTCGTGTGAGTGCGTCTTTTCAAATTCTCTCTGCGCTTCGCTTTTGAGCCAGTTGGCTATATCAGCGTTGAAATGTACTGCCTCCCGACAGCTGGGGTCGTTATGATGCCGGTAGCAGAGGGGGACCTTAAAGCGCCACTTCTCGCTGATTTGCCTCAACGGGCCGCCAAAAATATGATGCATATGCGGTCTGCACAGAACGCCGCAGATAAAACAGTGTTCAAAATCGTCGGTAAGAATAGATTCTTTTTTCGTTGCCTTCATCGCCAGCTCTCCTTACCGTCAAACTTCATGCGTGTCTTTGGCGGCCATGGTTCCGTATTGTCATTGTCAACCATGCCGCCGCATTTGGCGCACTGTTGCAGGCCACGTTTCCGGGCTACGAACCGGAAGCACCATGGACAGCCATAGTACGTTTTGCCCAGTCCTTTTGTTTCCTGTTTCTCTAAAATCTTTCTCGGTTTGGCCATCTCTTATCGCCTCCTGTAACGGTTCAGTGAACGGATTTCGATTTCCACACAGTCCAGGCACCATTTCGCCAGACTGTACTGACGATAGTCGTTTTCATGGGAGGCGATGAACGCTACCAGCGCCGCTTTCTCTGCGTATAGCCGTAACCGCCTTAACATCTTTGACATTCTTTTTCCTCCTTATCCAGTGCCCGCAACAGCTTGGCTCTTGCACGCCGGTTCACTTCTTCCGTTTGCATGCCGGTCACCATCAACATCTGCTGGCACATCACGATAACGTCCACCAATTCTTCCCGGAAGTTCTCCATCCGATCGAAGTCCCGTTTCTGCAAAATATGGCTTGTGGCCTCCTGCAGTTCAGAGCATTCCTCAATGATTTTGTAATATTGGTGCTCAATACCGTATTTTGAAAGGACTTCCCAACAGAGTTTCTTGTTTTCGTCACTCAACAAAATGCATCATCCTTTCCAGTAAAAAAGAATTTCGCCTCGATTTCTTTCATAGGGGAGACGCAAAATACATGGAAGTGATACTTCTTCATGCGGTCAGCCCTCCGAATCATCCTTCGCCTATGTGGGATTTTCGGATTCCTGTATTTTTGCCGTGTAGCAATAAGTATTTGTAAGTCAGAAATGAAATCCTTGATTTGTTTAGGCTTACAATCCACGCTGCTTACAATATGGGTAGGGACTGGCTGTCGTGCAGATTCTACAGTCATGCGAATAGCCTGTTCTATATCTTTCAGCATTTGTTCTTTTGAAATCTGCTCCATTGACGGTAGGTTAATAGGCGTTTCCTTCCCATCCTCGCAGAAATAATATTTTAATTTGCCTTTTGGCGCTTCTTTAGGTGGCATTTTATCCCTCCTTAATACCCCAGCTTTCGCCCACAGGCAGGGCAGAAGTTCAGCGGAATATCCAAGCTTTCCTCTGCCGTCAGTTCCCCGTCGTCACTCAGCCCCTGGACACAGAACGCTATCACGCTGTTGTCCGGGTAGATTTCCACATCTGCCCGGACGTTCCTGGTGTTATCATCGCCCAGATGGAAGAACTGTTCCGATTCGCACCATTCACACGGTTTCTTTTTCCTTGACACAATATCGTCTCCTTGTTCCCACATAGATAACCCGAAAGTCGTTTCTGTAAAATGGAGCCGTTGGGATGTCCGCTCTCTTTTTTCTATGGCCAAGCTTTTTAACTCGGATGAATGCTATGTACGGGCTTTGTTTAAGGCCGTATATCATCAGCATCATGTTCCCACCTCACAGTTTGCATTTCACCATTCTCGGCTTTCCATATCAGACCGACGATTTCTTCCGGGGATTCTTTTACCATCCGGGTAATGCCAGATGTCATTTCCACATAGGTACTGTCATCGTCTTGCAAGCCCCGGTAAAATTGGGTAATGTTTGCCGTGTTCACATAAACCGTCCTTTCGTGTGGGTACACGCTACACGATGGGAGTGTAAGCTTTATCAATGCCGTCATTTTTCGATGCCTCCCCATGTCTTTCTGCCCAGTCCATCGCAATTTTGTACGTCGCCATAACCGCAAGGTCAAGGTTTTGGCAGGAATATCCCTCTCGCTGCTCAATGTCGACAGCTTCGTACCGTCCGTCCTTAAAAACGATTGCACAAATTTCTATCATTCCGTATCCCTCCTTTGCTCCCCGGGGAAAAACATTATGACATCGCCTTTGTCTGTCCATATCGTAATACCCTGCATACCTGCAACATAGCTGGCTAATAAGGGCCGACAATCAGAAATGTTCGTTTCCGGATATTTTTCCTTAAAAATTTCCAATATCTCCCTATTGGTCATTTCGTTTCCTCCAACAGTTCCGGGTTATCGTAGATATTTCCCACAACCTTGACTCTTTCTATGCGGAACAGCGTCCAGTCCAAAAGCATCCAGCACTCTAACATCTTGACTTTGGTTCGGTCCCAGATCTGCCATGCACCGTCTCTAAATTCCACAACGCCCCGGTTCGTTTTGTCACTGATAAAGCTCTGTAAAACATCGCCTTCATAGATTTCCTTGCCGTCAGCGTCTTCGTAGCCGGTGTACTGGCCCAGCGTTTCGCCGTCAACTTCTGCTCGGTGGTGACCATCAAAAATGCTTGGTTCTTGCCATTGTGTAAACTCTGTGGGGATGTAGGCTCCATATAGCCACTTCCCCGAAAAAATGTCCTTGCCTCGGAATTTAATTTTTCTCATGTTTACCTCTTTGAATCTGTTGCAATGCTGAATAGAAGACCGATAATGACGCCTAAAATGATGTATATCTCTATTGGCAGTTTCACTTCCATCACGGCACCTCGATTCTGCAGCGCAGTATTCGCCTTCCAAACTTCCAGCACTCGTCCTCTGTCTCTTTGAACAGGTCCAGCCGATCGCTATAGTTACCGCCCATCCTGTCCCGTATCTCCACGACCGTACCGTCCGGCAGGTACACTTTTGCCCCGAACGGCAAGTGGTCCGCTGCGGCCATACCGACTGCCGGCATCACACCGGAAGCCGTAGGGCTCCCAGTGTGACAATAGGCGGAACAGTTAAGAACCTGCCAGAAGACTGCAAACATAACTATCTTTCTCATTCTTCCTCCAATGTTTGAACGTTATCCTTTAACTGTGCATATATACTTGGGTCTTTATCCTCAAGTGCAACATAGGCCGTAGCTAACAGGCATCTGAATCTCGTATTCATCAAATCATTTTCCTTAATTTCGCTAAAGATACATGTATCGCAGTCGTCACGATGTTCATGGCAATAGTTCATTAACCGGCGATATGCTTTTAATGCTTTCTTGTGCGGACCTTGTTTGCCGACCTTGCCTCGGCCTTTACATTTTGGGCACTGAATTTCTTTGCCTTGCATAAAACTTTGAATCGTGCCTTCGCCAAAACACTTTGGACATCTCATGTTATACGACCTCCCATTCAGCATACTTGGTAGTCAGTGGCCGGTAATTTGTGTCTCCATCCCGTTCTGATTTTCCACACTTTTTGCATTTCCTTTCGGGAATCACGTTCCGGTGAAAATTGTCATCATCATAGCCCCAATCTTCTTCCGTATGGCCACAGAACGGGCATTCATAGATAGCCTTAAAATCTCTTCTATTTTGGTGAGTTATCTGTTTGATTCTCATATCTCATTACCCCCAATTCAAAAGCTTCTTCCCATTTATGCCCGGTTATCCGTTCGTAATCGGAATCCATATTTTTTTCCACTTCTGCCTTTGTGCGATAAACTATGCCTAATTTTTTCCGAAGCATATCGTCATAATCAAAAAGCCAAGAAAATTTAACTGGCTCCAATTCTCTCGATCGGCAACCGCACGACCAAAAAACTGTCCAATACTCATCCCCATATTTTGGTTCAAAGGGAAGTTTTATGATACTGATTTTCCCATTAAGAAGGCCTGTGATTGTGTCAGTAGGCGACCAGCCGGTTTCAGATGGGCAATGAATATAATTGCTAAATTCTAAACCCTGTTCTGAAAAGCGATACCGACTGCTTTTGTAGCCGGGGCCTGCAATTTTCGGAAGGACTTCAAATTCTTCGCCGAGTTCAACTCCGAGCTTTTCGGCAATTTCAGGTATCAGATTCATGTTTTTTCCCTCCTATAGTCAATTCTCCCCACAGTGCACCTGCCACGTCCAGCCATTTCCCGGCATCTTCCATCGTTGCGCCTGCCCGTAGCCCGCCAGCGGTTTCGTGGTACAGCCACGCTGCGGCGCCCTTGTTGATAGCTTCGACGGAGTATGGGCTGTTACAATAGCTGTCTTTCGGTTCGCAAACGCCATAGCCGTTCACATAAGCGATATAGCGGATGTGTGCATGGCCATGTTTTCTGTTTTGCTCTGGCGTCCAATCATCCGCCCACTCATAAGGCTCGCCGGCGTTGTACTCATATGGTGCATCGTCCCAGTCATCGCCCCATTGATGTTCAAAATCGTCGGTGAAGTAGAGGATATTATCCCGAACGTAGCACAGTTTAAATGTTTTTGGTATTGGTTTATTCATGGTGTTCCTCCTTCAGCCATTCCTCAATCATTTCTTCATCCCAGACGCCATCATTCGCCTCGGCCATGTCAGCCATAATTACGCACATTTCCTTTGCCTTTTCTTTCGTGGGCAAACTGCAAAACCATTCTTCATTGGTCTGTTCAATTTCTCCGCTACCATTACACTTTATACATCTTCCTACATTTGGAGTATGTAAATCTGTAAGACCTATCCCACCACACATTGGGCATTTCATGCTTTATGCGCCTCCCGTTTCCTACTTCCACCTGCCACACCCGAAATGTTCTGCCTTTTTCTCTTGCTTTTGTTCCGTTTCATTACGAATCATCCAAAACCACAACCATGTTGGAATATAGCTGTGAACCGTGGAATGGTTTGAGCCATAATTAGTTTTTGGTGCAGGATTAGGTGTTGCCGGTTTCGGTGCATACTTGATTTTCGGAGCGGGTTTAGGGATAGGCGCTTTTGGAACTGAATACACCCGTGGCGTTACTCTTATGCTCGGTCTTGGCATAACTCTTGCGCTGGAACCAATCCTTGCCATCGTTGTACCGGGAATAAATAATACTGCAAGCATTATTGCCACGATTAACTTTTTCATTGTTTTAACCCTCCTATACGGAACCATTCATATACAGGCCGATTTCTTTTCTTTCGTCATCGATGTCTATATATTCGCCTGCGTTATACCAACCTTCGCTGTTATCTCCGTTAATGATGATTTTGTAATCTTCTTTGCCTTTACATTTTTCGCACAGTTCTTTTATTGTCATTCCTTTTCTCCTCTCATTCCCTTCTGAAACCACTCATACGCTTTCAGTGTTATCTTTCCAGTGCCACGGCAGATTTCGCACCGGCACTGTTCGCATTCGTCCCATGAGTAATCAGGGTCAATAGGTACATCGTATTCGCCCTTACCGTGGCATTTAAAGCAGGTTAATGTTTTGCCAGTGTCGGCAATACGTTCATGTACTTCTTGCTGTTCGCCTATCATCTTTGCACCGCAATGTGGACAATATGCAAGCGAACAAATTTTAACGTATCCTTTTTTAGAACACATCGGCATATCATACGCAGTACTGCCACATTCGCTGCATACCCACATATAGGATTTTGGACGTTTGTTTTCTTCTATCCAATGCGGAAGTTTTTCTTTGCTCATTTTTCGCCCATCTCCAGTTCTAACTGTTCCAAGAAATATACACGTTTGGATAATTCTTCATGTAAATCATCAGCTATATATTTTGGGCAAACGTAATGTGTGTCAAAAGGACAATACCCATCAAGGTTAAAACAACAGTCATCACAATCCCTGTTTTCGCAGTATCTTTGCAACGTCAGTAATGCTTTAAATGCTTCACTATGTTTACTCATGGTGTATCTCCTTTAAATACGCACAATGCGGAAATGTCCTTTGCCCCGTACCCATTGAGTTTTCCATTGATTACCATACATTCCGTTAACCCATTTCCAACCCCTACGCTGGTACATATTCAGTGCTTTATACATCATACGGCTTCTATCGTTCATTCATGTTTCTCCTTTAGTCATATCTAATCCATCTTTTTTCTGTCCTGTAAAACCAATGTTTTTTGTGACACAAGGCATACGCTTTATATATCATTCGTAGCCTTTTAATTTTGTCTATCATTCTTTGCTCTCCTGTTTAAGCCACTCCACTAATCCATCACCAGCACATGGTACAATTTCATGTTGCTGATAATATCCACAAGCTGTTGCACAATCCGCCTTGCAGTGTTTGCAATAGGCCATTGCATCCTGCATAAACTCTGCCAATGCTTCAGGAGTTTTTGCTATACGTGAGAAGTTCGTTCCATCGCACTGTTTCAGCCTTTTGTAATCGTCCAAAATCCATAACACATACCCTAAAATATCTTCGTAATAGCTGTGTTTGTAGTCAGATTGCATTTCTTTTACAAGCTTCTTCATCGTTTCGATTCCACTGTAATCTTTACCTAAATAGGGCTTTGATATATGGGTTTCAAAAGATGCCACAATTTTTCCCGTTACATCATCAATAACATACGTGTTCAGAAAACCCGACTTAAACATATTTAACGCTTGTTTTTTCGCATCTTCTACCGATTCATACGGGCCAAACTTCGTCCCATTTTCGCTTATAACTATATATGCCATTGTTTCACACTCCTGTTCAAGCCACGCAAGCCACTCCCTGCTGCCGTTAGGCTTTGGCAATTCCGAATTTGCTTGAGCAAACCATGCCGCAATGGTCGCCTTGCTAATAAATTCTGCCAACGATTCCGGGGAAGCGGTGATGCGTTGGAAATTTGTTTGCTTCTGATTTTCAATTTTTACTATTGTTTCTGATATAATTTCTTTTATATCTTTGACATCGTCAATATCGTCCACATCGCAGATCTTCCTGCTACCGGCAAGTTTTTCGGTCATTTCAATTAGTTTCTTTTGACCATCGGTAAAGGGTGGTACTTTTATATCGTTCATGTCTTCACCACACCCCCAGTATCTTTTTTGCGCTTTCCGGCCAGTTTGTATCTTCGTCCCACGCCGATTCGTCAGCCCGCATCCAGCATTCGATTTCTTCTTCGCCGTCTTCGCATTCCAAAATGATAATCGGCGTCGCCCAGAAAGACATCAGATAGGGCGGTTCGTCAGTACAGATTTTCCCGTCTCTCCAAATAGTGCCGCCCGTCCAGAACCAGTCTTCTCTGAGCCCGGCCGCTGCTCTTTGCGGATTCCGTTCCTTGATGATTCGTGCTGCCTTGTCCCAGTCGAACACCTTGGAAGGGGAGCCGTTTTTTCGGGCTTCTGCCTGCAAAGTCTGCATTTTCGTATATCTTTCTTTTATCTCGTCTATAGAATTCATCGTTTTGCTCCTTTCATATCCGCTGCCTCTCCGATTCCACGAACGCCCAGCCATACACGTTCCTTGCCGGCAGTGTAAAACTTCTTTGTGTGCATCGTAACGATGAGGCTGTCGTCCGTCCAAAGGATTCCTTTTACGGCGTCCAGCACACCTTTGGCCAGGTTATCAATGTCAGGTCTCCCGGTCGGTCTGATCTTCCCGGCAGCAGCTTCAACACGTTCCGTATCGGAGAAGCTCTTTGGTATCTCGAAGAAGAACCACAGTACAACTTCCACGGCACGTTCATAGGGCTTGAAGCCTTTCTGTTTGGCCACGGCCTGATTAGCGTAAAGCTGGACGATCTTCTTGTAGTCCCGGCACGGCTTCGGGTCATACGTCTGTATGAAGTTACCGTGCCGGGCGAATTTAGGCCGCTGCTGGGCAACGATTTTTCCGTAAATGTCTACCGTAATCATTTCTCGACCTTCTTAATCAGCCGGTTCAGATACCACTGCGCCTTGCGCAGATCTTCCACGCCGCCTTTGAGCTGATAGCGCCACAGGTATTTCATATTGCATCCCTTTAAGTAGCCCCGGAATTCTTCCGGCGACATGCTGGCCTCGATGGCATCAATGCATTCAATGCCGCCCTGCGTATAATGGGCCGGATGGTTCACCGGGTCGGTCGCCGGCATATTAACATCGCTTTTGATTATCTTTCTCAATGCGCTGCCCTCAGGAAGCGTAATATCAATGGCCTTTTTCGCTGCCTCTTCCAAAGTCTCCAGTGCCTCTTTCAGAGAATCGACGCCAGCTTCGGAAATGATGATCTGCGGTTCATGTACTTCTGCAACAGCTTCCGGTTTCACTTTGACCTTTTTCGGCTTTTCTTCTTTCAGTTTGTCCTTGTACCATTTCATGTCCGCTTCCTCTTCCTCCGCCGGTTCTAAATCTCCGAAGGGCAGTTCCTCCAGTTCGTCCTGCTCGACGGATTCCACCTGTTCCGTCGCTTCCGTTTCTTTCGGTGCATCTTCTTCCTTTATGCTCTGTACGATAGCGTCCCGGATATCTCCCTGGCACAGCCCCAGCACCAGAGCTAATTTCTGACAAGTACCGTCTTTCAGCGTGCGGTATTTCCCGTGCTGGATGTTATACATCGTCTGACCGCCAATACCTGCCTTCGTAAAGTCATGCCACGTTTTGCCAACTTCTTTGAGTTTCATAACCAACCAATCATTGAACAGCATTTTTTTCTTTCTCCTTTTCGTATTCTTCTACCGTCTGGTACTCGATGCGGATTCCTTCCATTTCCATGCCTTTGTAGATTTCATCGGCGCTGATATTCCTCAGCCCGATGGCCTCCAGTATCGTATAAAACTTTCGCACAAACTTTGCTTCACGCTTAGTACCGAAGCCGAATTCATCTTTCAGTGCCAGCATCGCCGCTGCCAGCGCTTCATCTATGGCCTTGCCCCGGCAGTTCAGGTAATACTGGCCCAGCCACACGTTCAGCTTTTCCCGGTTCTTTTTTTTCAGAATCTTGTACTCGTCATGAGTGATAGCGTAATCGTCATAGTGTAATTTCGTGCTCATTATTCAGCGCCTCCTGCCAGCATTCATGGCATTTGCTTTCTCCGGTGCAGCGCCCGTCATCGTTAAAAGAGGGGAGCCCCCACAGATGGGGGCACTCCGTATCAATGATTTTCTTAAACTTCTCCGGGTCGTTCTTCCGGATCTTCAACAGGTTCTCCCGCATAAACAAGTTCAGAGTCCGAAACCTCAGTATCTTCGACATAGATTTTGTCCTTTCCGTTCATAAGGTCTTTTTCTTTCTCTGTCATTTCGTAGCCCATGCTTACCAGCCACTCATACAATGCGGTAAGGTACTTCGATTTTTCCCATATCGGCCATGACCTCCGATTCGTTGTCGCCGTAGGAAGACGTTTTTCCTCGTCGCCCCACATCAGGTAGATGACCTTTGCCAGCTTCTCCCGGCCTTTGGTTCTGTATGTTTCAAATTCCGTTTCAAAGTTATCGTCCTTCGTGTAGTCGTACTCGGTTCCGGTCAGGAGCTCGAATATTTCCTTGTTGTCCCAGTATATGTACTTGAAGGCTTCGGCCATGTTCCGCAGTACCGCACCATTCAGAACAGCGCACTCGTTCTTCTTGGTTACGTGGAGACCTTCGATGAACGCCTGGCGCCTCCGGCACATTTCGCAACCTCTCCGGTCAAGATAAGCCCATGCCCGGTTTATGCGTTTATCGGCGTCAATTTCTTCCTGTGAACGTCTTACTCTCTCTGCCTGCTTATGCAGGAACAGTTTCACGATGCACCGGAGGTCGTCTATCTGGTAAAAGTATTCCTTGCCATTTTTTAATTCAATTTTTCCTTTTACCAAATCCCAGTCTTTGATTTTATAGTCATCGTAGCTGTCGCCCAGGCGTTCATATTCGCTCGAATATTCCTTGCCCTGGGGAAGCTTCTTTATCTTGTTTTCTTTCAGCCATGCTTTCACGACCGGCAGTTTCTTGTTCATCTCCTGCCGTTCCATTGCTCCGTTGAGTTTCCAGCGGAAGTTCTGCGTGCCAACATATTCCAGCAACTCGTTACGTGTTGAAACGTCTTCGATTTTCGCCAGTTCGTCAAAATCTCCCAGCGGTATCTGCCGGGAGTCGACCACTTCTTTCAGTTTCTGTTTGTCCAGCTCGTTCAGCTTCACCCTGCGTCTGATCGTCGTAGTGGAGAAGCCGCTGGCCTGTGAAATTTCTTCCACGCTGTCCCCGAAGTCCAACAGGGTTTGGAAGCTCTGTGCTTCCTCGTACAGTTTCAGGTTCTTGCGCTGCATGTTCTCCAGCAGCATAGTCTGAATCTGTTCCTTTTCGGTCATCTCCACAATAATACAGGGTGCTTCTTTCAGTCCGGCTTCTTTAGCAGCTGCCAAACGCCTATGGCCACAAATAACGGTGTAATGCTCGGGAACAGCTCCCGCATCCAGCAACGCCTTTGCCTTTTTGTAATCATCTGAATGGATTCCATACTTTTGCGTTTCCTCAAATACCTTGCGGCGTTCAGCCTCGTCCAAGGTATGCTCTGGAACATGGACGACGGTCAAGTTCTGCAAAATGCCTTTTTCTTTGATACTGGCCGTCAGTTCTTCCAAATCGTCAACAAACTTTCTGGGATTATCAGGGTGAGGCCATAATTGCTCCACCGGTAAATAAACTAATTCTGACATGATTTTTGCTCCTTTCACGTTTTCCTACACTACATACTTCCTATGCGCTGCCGCCAGACTTTCTTTGGTTAAGTCCAAATAAATCTGCGTCGTTTCTATACTCTCATGTCCCAGCATCTTGCTAACCTGTTCGATAGGCATGCCCCGGCGAAGAGCGAACGTGGCGCACGTTCTCCGGAAACGATGGGGGTGCGTATGTTCAACTCCTGCACGCTTCCCGATGGTTCTGACTATCTTTCCGATACTACTTTTATCCATGTGAGCATCCGGGTCCAACATGTCCGGATTTTTATAGAACTCGCATTTTTCGCTATGACTCATCTTTACGTAGTTGTTTTCAATGACAGACTTTGCTTTAGGGAAGACATATGGATTTGTATCGTTCCGCTCAGCCAAGTATTTCTGCAGGGCCATAACGCCTTTGGCGTTCAAATATACGGTTCTGTATTTATTTCCTTTTCCCAGTACCATTATTTCGTCGCCTTCAACATCGCTGATTTTGATATTTGACAATTCATTAACCCTGCATCCTGTCGATAATAAGATTTCCACTATCGCACGTTCTCTGTTGGAACGGCAGGCTTCCCGGATTTTTTCAATATCCATTTCCGTGAATGCATACTTTGGCTTTTTAATGAATTTGATATGTTCAACACGATTCATAGGGTTTTTGGTAATTAGCTCTTCCCGCTGCATCCATGTGAAGAAGGAACTCAAAACTCTTCGACAATTATCCGCATTGAGGTTCGAAGTGTTTTGGATAATTCTGGCCAACATAATTTGAATATCGGACGCCGTCCATGTATCCACATCTTTTTCAAGTTTCCTGAACAATCTTTCCATGTAGCCCTTATAATGAAGCAGCGTTCTTTGCGTGCACCCTGCTACAGCCTTTGACAGCAAGAATCTTTTTAAATACAATTCGTTCTTCCCGCCGGTATAGATGGCCACCGCCTTTTCTTTCGGCCGAATATCGTAACTGTCCAAAATCACGCTGAAATTAAGTTTGACTTTTTCCAGCTCCGGACAGTCGACCTTCAACAGGGCAAGCATGAGCCGGTCTAATAACTTTTCTTGTAGCTCTTCCGTAATTTCATCATCTCCTTTCAATTTCATCATTTGCTATTGAATGATGAAATTAAAACAGTGTAAGCTGCCCACTTTCATCTGCCGGAAGAGTTTCTGCTGGCTCCGGCATTTGTTTCGTTTCAACTGACACTGGCTCTTTCGGTTTTTCTATTTTTGCAGGCTCCAGTTTTTTCACGACTTCTTCGCTGGCCTTCCCGGTACGCCGTGCCATCAAATCCATCCTTGCGGCTATCTGCCGGATCTGCCATGTGTCGGAATACATCATCGGGGTGGTCCATACTTTCTGCCCGTCCACCGGAAGCAGGGCCCGGTCATCGTAGAACAGGGCAGGATTCGCCAGTGTGTCGCCTACAATGACGTGACCCGGGCATCCCATCAGGCTCAGTTGGATGTAGCACATCATCGCTGCCAGTTCGTCAATGTCCTGGGCGACGAACAGGCAATGCTGCTGATAGTTCACATGGCCCCTTTGGCATTCGTTCGCAAAGGCTATCAGCAAGGCGCCAGCTCCGCAGGCCGGGTCGCTCACCCCGATAAAGCCTTTTTCCTCTATCTGTGCTTTCACAATGTCGCTGGAAAACTCTATGGCTGACATTGCCCGGCACAAATCGTACGGAGTGAAAAACTGGCCGTGCCAATTGCTTCCCAGCTCCAGGGCCATGAACAACTCGCCCAGGAAGTCCTGGTCGGGGTTTGTCTCCATGCCAATGACTACCTGCGCCATCAGCTCGGCAAACTTGTCCAGTTCCTCTTTGCTGTACTTCTTTGCGATGCCCAGGTATCTCTTTTCCCGTGCTTCACGGTGCGGACCGGGGAAAACGTTGGCGATGGAAATGGCAAACATCTGAATGAAATCCTGCCAGATGTTCCACAGCATATACCGCCCTTCAAGGCTTCGCAGAAGCTTCACTGTCTGCGCCTGCTGTTGTCCCCGTGTCCTTACTGCCTTGGCCATGGCTTACTCCTCGAAATCCTCGACAGGTTCTCCCTGTTCCTTAATCTCTGCGTCTGCATCCGGCATCTTAGGGAAGAAATTCTTTTTCAGCGAATTGTTTTCAATTATGTTCCTGAAGAAAAACTGTTGCCAGAATGCCACGATTTTCACGAAGACGTTCTCGATTTTCGTCCGCAGCGCTTTGCCGATGGTGAAGGTTCCGTCTTCCACCTTCGTGATGATGGTCCCGTCCTTGAAGATCAGAATCATTTTCGCCTTCGGGTCGATGACCGTCTCATCCTTTTTCATATCCGGGAACATCTCTCCCTGTTCGTACTGCTTCTGTACCGGGCTGATCGTCAGACATACAGGGTAGGTTTCTTTCTCCAGTTTGTAGGTCAATCCGTGTTCATCGCACAAGCCCTGCAGCTTCTTCACCTGGGCGTCATACATGATTACTTCTGCTTTCATTTTTCTTAGCTCCTTTCAAACAAATCCTTGATTCTAAAATTCTTGCTTGCGTCCTTCGCAATATACAGTTCGTACGCTTTGGCTCTTTCGTGAATCCGGCTCCCGACGGCCTCGTCGATGCTGATCAGCTCCATGGTTGACAATTCGCAACTGAATATGGTCACGTATTTTTTGTCCTGGTATCGTGCGTTGACGATTTGAAATGCCAAGTTGACGTCCGCCTGCGTCGGCTTCATCCCAGCCTGTGTCTTGAACAGGTCGTCGATGTATAACACCGGCGCTTTCGTCAGTTCGTCCAGCCGCTTGCCATATTCCGCATGGTCGTTCACGATAGCTTTCAGCCTGACGGATTCCTCTTTCCACATCATGTACCGGCAACCTGTTTTCTGCCTAATAAGCTCATGCACGATGGCCGTACAGAGGTGGGTCTTTCCGCAGCCAACCTGCCCGCCGATGAAGAACCACTGCCCGGAAAGGTAACCGCCATTTGCGTACTCCCTGGCCTTGTTCAACATCTCCTGCTGGAAAGGCTGGTATGTGTAGAAGTTCTCGAAGGTGAGATCTTCGCTTACCCCGGCATTATGAATCTCCTTGGCGCTCATCGCTGCCCGGTGGCAGTCACATTCCTCTGCGAATTGATAGCCGTCGTACCAAAAGTACCGCCATCCTTCATCTCCGCAAAGCGGGCATTTACAGTCCGGCCCGATGTGCGGAGGCACATATACCCGTTCTTTGAAACGTTCGCCACGCTGACACATGTCCAGCTTGTCAGCCTCAGAGAGCGTGCCGCTGTTCCTGTTCCCATAACCGCTGAAGGACGGGGTCCTCAAAACGTTGCTCACTGGTTCCATGGTTACTGCCTCCGTCTACTTCGTCTTCCCACCGTTCTTGGTTCAGCCATGTGGCAGGGTTGGGGATATACTGCCCGTCGTCTTTGGTCCATTGGCTCCCGCACTTCTGCCGTCGCACTGCGGTCACAAGTGTTTCGATACTTGCCTTCTTTCTGGCTTTCTCAAAAGCTTTCTTAGCGGCTCCTTTCCCAACTTTCTTGGGATATTCGTGCCAAAATGTATCAAAGTCTGCCTCAGCTTTCCCCCTGGTAGGGGGGACTATAGGGGGGTTATTAGTAATATCCTTTATCATATTTCCTTTATCATTTATCGCTTGCGGTGTGCTTGCGTCTTGCTTGAAGTTTGCTTGACCTGTGCTTGAAGTCTGCTTGACTTCTGCTTGCGGTGTGCTTGCGTCTTGCTTGTCAATGTTTCTGTTCCGTTCCTGTGTGGTTGTACCGCCTAATGCCCCGGCCTTCGACTTCCTCAAAACCATATCTATATTTGGCTTTGCCAGTAAGAACATGGCCAACGGCGTTCCGTTTATGTCCGATTCCTCTCCGTCAAACACATACCGGAAGATGGCGTTGTAGAAATCGGCCTGTTCCTCTTTGCTTTGTATGGCGCAGGCCGATTCGTAAAAAGACCGCAGGAACGAAAACGCTTTTCGTTCTGCCATTACGCTGCCTCCTTAGAACGGTACTTCCTCATCGAAGGGAACGTCCGTCCCGATTCCGCTGAATGCGTTCTGCTGTTGGAATTGTGGCTGTTGCTGTTGGAAGCCTTGCTGGGGTGCAAATCCCTGTTGCTGGGGCGGCGCTGCATATCCCTGTTGCGGATATCCCCCGGAAACGCCCGCATTTTGGCTCTGCTGGCTTTTCGCACTGTCACCAAAGTAGAAGTTTTGGCAGATGATTTCATAGGCTCTGCGCTTGTTTCCTTGCTTGTCCGTGTAATCTCTCGTTTCCAGTCTCCCGGACACGACGATCTGCCTGCCTTTGGTCAGATATTTTCCTGCCAGCTCCGCAGTGCCCTTCCAGCAGACGATGTTAAAAAAGTCGGTGACTTTGTTGCCTTGCTGGTCTTTGTAGTCCCGGTCAACTGCAAGGGTGAATCCGGCAACGGCCGTCCCGTTCTGGGTCTGCCGCAAGTCCGGGTCTTTGGTCAACCGGCCCATAACTTTGATGTCATTCAACATCGGCATCATCCCCCAAATCTTCCTGGCAGATTGCGCAGGCCGTCTCAATAATCTCTGTCCGGGTGCTGTCATACTTCCCATGCGTTTTCAGCAGTTTGATAATCAGCTCAACAGCCGCCTCGCAGCGGATAAGGTGTCTGTATTCCGCCAACGGAATCGAAATCACATCGTCCGGCATGTCTCCGAACAGTTCGACTTCGGGCAATTCCATTTTCAGATTTTCACATTTGCCACATTTCACTTCTTCACTTTTTACTTCTTCACATTTGCAGGTTTTTTCTTCGTCCATGGTTATTCTCCTTTCACTTTCCATGTCTCTTTGTATCGGGCCAGTTGTTCCGGGGTATCGGTTTCTATCCCCAGCTCCTTGGCTACCTCTATGGCGCCGTCGATTAGCTTTGCCATCTCCGACGTATCCATCTCGTGTGTCGACTTGTAAACAAGCCAGCAGTTAAACTTTCGCTTCCCTTCGGTGACTGTCTTGTACAGTCGTGTATATGGGTAAATCTTGCTGACGTCCACCGATTCCGGAAGCTTGAATCCGATGATCAGCCCATCATCGTCCCGGGCATAGACTCCGTAATTCGTGACAAGGGCTCTTTTCGTTTCCTCGTCACTGTCGCCCATGGCCCGGGCGATTTTGTTAACCAGTACGTGGAAGTAGGCATTGGCGCTCAGGCTCCTTTTTTTCCGGTGCTTCTTGATTTCAATGTCCAGCTTCTCAACTTCATGGAGCTGGTCGTACAGTTCCCGGGCATCGCCGTCAATTTCCAATGTCAGCCGCTGTTTTCGGTTAATCCCGAAACTCAGGTCCACAATTCTGCCAATCATTTTGACAACCACTTTTCTTTGTAAACATCCATCAGCCCTTCGCCGTCCAGCCATTGGAAGAACGGCTCGATGATACTTTCGATGGGCGGTGTGTCCTTACGGCTGTACTTCTCGATGTACAGGTCTGTTCCGTCACTCACAAGATACTGGAATTCATACGCATCGGGGATAAGACGGAAGTATGCCGGGTGCTGGGCCGATTCTAAATATTTACCCGCCAGCTCTGCGCTGTTCATGCTCTTATTCAGAAACTTCACATCGTAAATCACGCCGGCTTTGAGCCCGTCCAGGATTCCATACAGAAGCAGGTCCATACCGAACACGTTGATATCCCGCATGGCTTTGACCTGTATCTGTGCCCCTCGTAAGATTTGCGCCACCTTGCTGGCCCCGGCGAAGATATAGGGAAGTTTGCCGTCAGTCGGCTGATACGTTCCCGTCGCAATTCCATAGCAGAGGTTCTCGAAATTGATACCGTTCTGCATGGCCGGGGTCGGTTCGTGCGGTTCCCGGTTAAGGGTAACGAGGAAGTCGCTTTTGGCTTCTTCCTCGAACCCTTCCGGTGCATTGAACATGTAGGCCCATGAGGACAGGAGGCTCTGTGTCATCAGATACCGTTCCATGTTCATTCTCCTTTCAGCACATACCCGTCTTTCTTCGTGTACTTCAGCCCCAAGCTATCGGTCTTGGCTTTCAGCATGGCCAGGGCTTCCTGTTTGGAAGTCAGGGCGTGGTCGAGTCCTGCAATGGTGCTGGCAGCGACATTCGCCGTTTCCGCATCCACAATATCCCCGATGATGCCTTTGACATTTTCCATGGTGGCTTCATACTGCTCTTTCAGTGGCTCGAAGTATTCCTTTTCCGCTTCAATGTTCTTCCGGGCCTGCTCGAAAAGCAGGGTCATGAAGTTGTTGGGAGTTTTGTCGTCCAGGAAGGGGACCGCAATTCTTCCGGTGATACCGTGCGTGCCCTTTGCGAAGTATTCCTGCTCCGGAGTGAAGCAGATCGTCCGCTGGTTGCCCAGCATCTGAACATAGCCGCCAAAGTCGCAGGAGTTCCACACAGTATTCCTTGCGGCGCCTTCACAAACTAACCGCTGAATGGGGTTGCCGTCCTTGTCGGCCTTTTCATCGGTGTGGAACACATAAATAATGTTCTTGTTCAGCACGGTTTTTATAAAGTTGGTGAAGTTCTGGAATTCCTGCTTCACAAAGCCGAATCCTTTCAGGCTGTTAAACTCTCCGCTCTTCGTCTTTGCGCCCGGTTTGGTACGGAACGCCCAATCCTTGAGGAAGGTTACGAAGCTTCCGCCGGTGTCGATAATGACGGTTTCAAACTCCTTCATCTCCGGGCTCTGCAGGTCGGCCATTACTTCCTCATAAGTGTCGGCCATGATGGTCGGGACACGATGATCGGCCCGGACACGGGACACGCCCCGGTCGAAGTCGATGAGTACCGGCTTGGGTGCTGAACAAGCCAACGTGGTTTTGCCGATGCCCGGCGAGCCATAAATGATGCTGCTGAAGGTCTGTTTGGAGAAGTCCATCTCCTCGGGTTTCACTAATGCCATAATTTTTTGCTCCTTTCAGAATCTCTATTTGTTATCGATGGACGATTCCATCGGGATAACCAGTGTGTCGCCGGGCTGGATGTAGCGCCCGGCCAGTTTATTGTCTGCCTGTATCTGATACACAAACTCGTTGAAGGGTTTCAC